GTAGATGAGTCCGCAACAATTATTTTAAATTTTTCGGTTTGTCCTAAAATAAAAATGAGAGTCTCAATTATAAGAGAACTCTCATTTTTACAAGGTATTACTATTGTTAGTTGTTTATTCATAAGAATAAATATCTAACAACAAATCTTTAGAATGGTAAGTCTGAATCAACATCAGCATCCATTTGTGGGTCAGAGTAAGATTTAGATTTTGAACTTCCACCAATTGTTGTGGTTGATTCTTCGCTATCTCCATAAACGTATCCACCTTTTTCAGTATCCCATTTTGGAGTTTTTCCTTGAGCGATTGCTTCCAAATACTCAACAGGTTTTTTAGAATAAACATCTCTCCAAGTTAATTCGTCACTCATCCACTCTTTCATTTGGTCTTTGTCCTCCGAAAGTGGTTGAACGTCATCATACATAATGGTTGAAACGGAAGTGTATTCTTTACCTTTACCTGTTTTTGATTTTGCCAATTCAATAATCAAATCACGTCCTTTTTCAGCATCAGTTACATCACCTTTGTTCTTCCAAATAGGAATGATTTTATCAAGGATACCATCATTCTTATAGTTGTGTTTGAATCTCCAAAACTTTGGTCCGTCTTCTTCTCTGTCTCTGTCTATAACTTTAACAATATAGAATTTACGAGACTTGTATTGTTTGGCAAGTTCTTTATCAGAATCTTTACCTGTAGACATTAATTCTTCGTAAACCTCATTTAATGGTGAACGTTCGTTGTCGTTCTTTCCTGGGTCAAAGAATTTTTGCCATTGTCCTCCAACTTGGATTTCGTGGTACCAAGCTTCTTTAAATGGTGAAGAACCGTCGGGTGTTGGTAGGATTCTAATTCTTCTTTGTCCTGATTTTTCTTTGTCGTTCAATAATAAAGCGAAATACTTTTTCATTCTTTCGTCTTGCGACATTTTGCTTTGGGCCCCGCCCCCTTGTGTTGATTTCTCATACTGTGCCAATACGGCGTCGAGTGAACTCATCATAGTTGTTTAATTTTAATTGTTTAATTTATATTACAATAATAGTAATCACTTGGGAATAAGTCAAATTAAGAAAGGGAGTCTTTTTTGACTCCCTTTCTTAATTACATTTTTTCAAAATCTTTTTCATCCGTTGGTAGGAAAGTATCTTTAATCTCACTATCCGATATATCTGTAACATCATCTGTAGTTAAAACATAATCTGTTTTTCCTGTTTTTTCAAATTCATCTTGTTTGTCGTTAAAGAAATCAGAAAGTTTTTGGTTAAAAGGATATGAATCATATTTTCTTAAATCCAATTTTTCTTGTGGAGTTTTTTCTCTATATTTTTCAATTTTGTTTTCAAGGGAATTTAATTTTGCCATAACACCATCCATCTCTTTAAGTTTACCTTCAAGATTTGAAAGTTGTGAAAATAAATTATTAAAATACTCTTCTTGTTTTGTTTCAATATTTTCTTGAGACTTAACTAAATCCGTTACGTCAAGTTCTTCAGAGTCCTCTTTATTTTCTTCTGATTTACCTTTCTCATCAATTTTTTCAACCTCGTCATCCGCCTCAACATCAATTGGTGTTGGTTCTGCACCTGCGGCTGGTGGGGGTGTTGCTCCCGCTTCAGGGGCCGGTGGTGGCACCGCCCCTAAATCTCCTCCGGGTGGTGGGGGTGGAGGTGGAGGAGCATCTTGCTCCATAATATATTTATTAATACTTTTATATCTTTCTATTTCACTAAGAATTTTCTTATCTATTGCCATTTTAATTATCCGTTTAATAATTGTTTTATACCTCTTGCGGTTTCTACTTTTACTTGTCTATTTACTGTTGTTTGGTGTCCAGCTCTTTCAATAAGTCCGTCCTTTTCTCTAACAACATAACAGTCGCCAGTTTCTAAATCACAAACTTCTTTAGTGCCGTTTCCTAAACTTTGTTCAGAATACTGTCCCTGTTTACCGAGATAGTTATTCAATTTTGATGTTAAGTCCATAATATATTTTATTTATAAATATCTCACTTATCACATAATTATCCCGTACCATCCATAATTGTTGCTAAATTAGTTAAATTAACAGATATACCATTTGCATTAGCAACCGCTAATCCGTTTTCTAATCTTTTTCTAATGTCAGGATATGGTGCCGTATTCACATTTTTATTTAATTCATCTTCAGATATTGAAGTTTTCGGCCAATAACAATTGTAATATTTAAATAAACCTATCTTTGCAATTCTACCCAAATTATTTTGTAATCTTGAAATCATAAATAATATAAATTGATTCGGTGTCTCAAAATTGGCCATAGGAACGGAATATGACCCTCCGACAACAGGAATATTTAAACAAGAATAATTTTTGGTACTAAATACAAAAGGTGAAAAATCGTTTTCCAAAGATACAAGTCCAAAATTATGTCCAAAAGTTCTGAACGCTTTGGACTTAAATGTTTTTGTATAACAAATTGTAAAGATATATGCTTGTAAATTTAAATCAGTTGTATATTGTTTTATTAGATTTGCCAAATCTTGAGCATTAATATTTGTTTCGACAGCCGCTATAGAAGTAAATCCTGCAGTTTGATATGCTGGGTTTAAAACATTTACACAACTGTTTGGCGTTGATTTTGTAATATCAGAATTTTTTTGAACATACTTTGATTTTGAAATCTCGTCGGTTCCTGTGTTTACAGTATCGCTAGATTTTTGTGTTATCGCCTGTTCTATTTTTGTTAAAAGATTTCTGTTGATACTTTGTAAAAAACTATCTAACGCAGGATAATCGAATATGGCCTGTCTAGTTCCTGTGAACGTTGTTTGAAAATTACCAGGAGATATTACGTGACTTACATCTGTTATAAAGTAAGGCCCATTAAACATAGGAACGTGTCGTAAATTAAAATACATAGTGGGTTGTATCAACGCGTTTCCTAAAGAAACTACTTGACATCCATAACTCCTATTATTATAGTAATTCCAAAGACTAACGTTTTGTGTTGCGGTATCTCTACCTGTGGCTTGATTAACCATATTAAGAAGTGTGTCTATTGATTCTGCGGTTGCCTTCCCATTATCTTGAGAAACAGTAAACGAGTTGAATACGTTTTGATTTCTAATACCAATATCAACATTAAAACCAACACACTTGTTAGAAAATAAATGGTCTTTTTTCCCGTTTTGGTCTTCAACTAATGGGTTATCGTTTCTTTCAATTTGGAATGCATCAGACCTAAATAAGAAATTTTTACTCTTATCCATATCTTGATAACTTGATGGCTTACCAACATAAAAACACACCATCTTTGGTCCTGAATCTCTATAATCAACATTCAAAAATGTTCCCCACATATTATCCGCAAATTCGTTTGAGCCGTCGGCTTTAGGTGTTGGTACTCCATCAATATTTCTAACATTATAAAAATTAACATACGCAGGAAGGTTCATTACTGTAAAGTTATTTCTAATCAATAACCCACTTATAAATGTATGAACTGACATAGTGGCGTTTATTGATTTTTCATTTAACACTTCTTTAAGCGAAAAAATATCTAAGAATATGGTGTCTCCAATATTTCTTGACGCTCTATCTAAAAATAAAACATCTTCATAATATGTGGTTGTCTTATAATCCCCACCTGCAATCCATTTATCGTTTAATGCTTTAAAGTTTTCATATAAATCAACTTTTGATTGTTGTCCTGAAACTTGAGAGTCAATTGTTTTTTCTTGTACTTCTTGGTAATCAGGTAAATCTTTTCTTAATTTACCTAATATTGCATCTAATGTATCGTTTTGTAATTTACTACATAAACCTAAATAATCATTAATTTTTGTATTAAATTCTTTTGGGGTTATCCTTGAGTTATTTAATTTTTGTGTCGCATACATTTTTATTATTGTTGCCAGATTTTTAATATTACTTGAAGTAAAAGCAATATTATTATCTATAAAGAAATCAGTTATATATGAACCATTATTATCATACACCAACTGTGATATTGTTGAGAATCCAACATACAGTTCTAAATCCAACCATTCATTTGAATGAGCGGCTTTTGATTGATTCAACGTTATGGTTCCGTTTGATGACGGTAAGGTTCCTGCAACATATGGTCCAAACTTTTCTGCAAAAATATTATTTAATGTGTCTCCCGTAATTCTATTAGTCGTTGTTTGTATGTTTGTTAAACTTAAATTATGTTGTAAAAAAGAATCAAAAATATATCTATTATAGTCTGAAGGATTACCATATCTAAAAATAACATCATACTGTAAAAAGTTTTTTATTATTAAAGAAAAATTATTAAGTTGAGACGCAATTGAACTTGAAAAATAAGTATCATTAGTATCACTTTGTTTTGGTGAATTTATAAACATCAAACTTCTAAATAATAATTGGAAGTTTTTAAAATTAATATTTGGGTCACCTAAAGATTGGTCGTAAGTTGTGGATGTTGATGTAACTTTTATATTATCGGCGGGGTTTGAAAATTCTATAAATTCTTTCTCAAAAGAATCTAAAATATCTTTATTAAAAACAGAAAAAAGTTCTTCAATTTTTGAATAATTGTTTTGATTAAGTAATCCGAAAGGTGATAAGTCATTTCCTAATCCTGTAATATTATTTAAATAAGATTCCTCATCAGGTTTTACAATTTGACTTGTATCAAAATACCCATAGTTTGATGACGCCCAAAGTAATCTTGTTGAGCCATTATAAACAAATGGATTACCATTTACGGTATGATTTCCTACAACAACACCATTACTTGTTAATGAGTTAACAATTTGGTTTTGATTTCCACCAAATGATGGTATGAAATAATAACCTGTACTATCATCTGTTGGTAATAGAACAGACCAAGTTGTATATATAAGAGGTAATGAATTTTGTGTTAAGTTTAAATTTGACTGTGTGAAATTATATAGTTTTAAACCATTATCAATAGTTTTTTGAATTTCACTATCACTATATGTCGTATATAATGTATTTCCTTTATAAAAAATATTGAAATCATTTATAAGTTTTGGATAAAACCCAGCCTGAACTGAAATGCTTGTTGTGTTGATACTTTCAAGTTGTATTGTTTTTCCTGTTAATCCATTAAAATCTAATGTGTAAGCTTTGTTTGGATTTGCGGTTATGGGGTCAAAATTATTAATATAATTTGTATTACCCCAAACACTACTTAAAATATCCGTACCGTTTGTTTTATATTTTTTATATCTATACCATATTGAACCTAACTTTAAAATCCAAGCGTATGGTAATTTATGGATTCCTCCGAATTTTTTTAGAGTTGCAAAAATATAATCAAGTTGGTTTAAGTTAGTACCGTTTGTTTTATATTTTTCTCTTAACGAAGTTAAAGGTAATGAATTTATAAAAAGATATGCGGCAGTCGCGTAAGTCTCTGTTTTTTGACCACCGTTCCACTTACTAACACCGTACAATATTGAATTTATAAAGTAAGGAGTGTTTAAAATTGATGTAGTTGTTTTAACAGGTAACTGTGATGTTGGAACACTAAAATTACAATATCCTTCTGTCGGTATAAAATCTTTAGGTACTCTATTATTATAAAATGTCGGTAAAAAAACTGTTTGGTTTGTCGACGAATAAAATTGACTTTGTGATAATGGATTGGAAACTTTATCAAAAGAAAAATTAGTCACAGGTCTATTTTTAGAATAATCTGTTAATTCAGTAAAATTGGAAATAACATTTCTTTGTTTGAATATGAATAAAGAATTTGTTGTATTGTAGACTAAATTACCCGTACTAACGCTTCTATCAACTAGGTTCGTATCACACCAAGCAGATACAGTAAATGGATATAAATCCATTATATTTGGTTCATTAGTTTTTGTTGATTTAACTATTTGTTGTAGTTTTTTGTCATCTAATTGGGTTGTTGGTGTTTTTCCTAAATCTGTTAAACTTGAAATTGAAAAGGAACTATTAGTTATATTTTGTATGTATGAAGTTATAAATTTATCTTTAGTAAAATTTATATAGGATTCACTTACGTTTGTAGGTTTTATTTGTTTGAAAAAATCAATATAGTTTGCAGAAGTAAAATTAAAATTCTTCAAATTAAAATTTAAAGATGGATTACTTTTACCCAAACTGTTTAAAACATTTTTATACTCCACATCCACAAGTAAATTTAATAAATCATTATACTCGGAATTGTTACCTCCTAATCTAACTAAATTCTCATATCTTGATGTTAAAAATTGTCTTTCCCATATTTCATAAAAAAACTTAACTTCTTCTTTATTAAGATACGTTAAATCCGCTAAAGGAAATTGTATTGAATTTATATTTAATATGTTTGTAAATTGTTCTATTGATGAGGGTGCCGGTGTATTTGGTGGTGTAAATTTTTGAGTTAATCCTTTTACAAATTCTTCAACAAATTCTACTTCAGGCCATTTATCATATAAAAAACCTTTTGTTTTATCAACAATCGAGGGGTCTCCCGGATATTTTAATTGATACTTTCCTTTTTTATTGTCATCATTTTGTTCAACAAATACTTGAGGCCAAGGATAAACGGGTATTTGTGAATTACTATCGTTGGATTGATTAACAAATGTTGACTGAACCATATTTTTAGTGTCCGAACCAATCTCATTTGTTAAAATTGCATTTTTTCTAACCGGGTCATATTTTACATCCCAAGCCTTTGTATGACAGTCATCCATAAGTCTTATGAACGCCTCTGCAGATGCCATAATAATTGCAATAATATTTCTAACGGTAGGTTTAAAACCCAATCCTGTTGCAGGGTCTTCTATTTTCTTTGCTAAATCTTTACTAACAGTATCTTCTAACTCTGAAAGTTTTTTACTCGCCTCCGCATCCATTTCTTGTACGGTACTTATAAATCTATTTTTACCATCAAAAATAAAAAACACATCATCAAAAACAGTTGTATCCGTGTTTTTGTTTCCTTTAGTTGTAAATGTTTGGCCAGGTTCTTTAGGTCCTACAAACGCTTCTGTTACTTGAGCTGCGACTTTTGAAAATAAACCAACGTTAAATAATTTATCGTATTGATTTATTACTTGTTCAACTTGTATTGTTGTTGGAGAGATAATTCCTGTTTGTTCTGTTGTTGTTTTTATCCAATCAATATCATCTTTAGTTGTTGTTGCAGTAATTGCGTTAATACTTATACCATTTGTAATTTTTGTTGTTCCGTTTTCCCCAAGTGTTGGGTTACTATTTAAAACTTCATTATATTCTTTAATAATTCCCGATAATTCTGTTTTTGCTGTTGGTTTTTTTGTTAGGTCAAAATTGTTTTTAAAAGCATAAATTTTTTGTCCTGTTTCTTTTAAAATAAATGGTTTTGGGTTTAAGTTTTTAGAAAACCAAGAAGGTGAGTCACCGATAACACTATCATATAACGCTTTTAATTTTTTCTTATAATTTCTAATATTTGTTAATCCAACAACATTAACTTTAGGTTCATAGTTATCAATTATGTTTTTTTCAAACATATCCAATTTATTCATAAGTTGTTGAACAGTCAACTCCGGAAAATTAGCATCAATTAAACCTATCGCTTTATACTCACTATAAACTTCAATAATTTTTTGATACCCTCTCTCAACATACATTTGTTCTACAATAGTTTTCTTACTATTTGATGTATTTGGAATATTAGTACCTTGCTGTGTTGCCGCGGTTTGTAATGAGTTTGATGATTGTTCTCCATTACTTGAATTTGATATGTCAAACCTTGATGAATACATATGGGGGGTCGCAAGCAAATGACCCATATTAATTTCATTTAATATATTGAACTTGTATCCTTTGAATTCTAATTTAATTTGATAGTTACCACTAAAAGAATTGAAACTTGCACTAAATTTTTCAAGATTAAGTTGGTATCTTATTGCTTGTCCGTAATATCCTTTTAACGTTAAATAAAATGGTGGGTATGGTAAGTGAAAAAATGCGGCATATGGTGAGTCTTCTCCAAGTTGGAATAAGGCTCTTCCTTGTGCGTCTTCTAAATCTATTGTAACTGAAGGTATAAAAGATGCCGATATTCTTATATTAATATTTGTAATACCTAATAACCCATTATCTATTGAGCCTTCTTCTCCTCCGACCATCGAGCTCATTTTATAATAAGCTTTCTCTCCGTTCATAGGAGGTATATATTCCCTTTTTTGTTGGTTCGTACCTTTACCTTGTGTGGTGTCTTTACCTGTCAATTCATCGTAATACCCTGTACTGAGAAAATCTTTTGTTCCTGGTTTTAAAAAATTAATTTTTGCAATTGCGACTGTCCTGATATTATCAGGAGAACTTCCAATTGCTAACTTAGTTCTTGGTAATAGTTCAGCCTCCAAATTAGCATACATAACCAAATTTTCGTGGTCAACTAATCTTTCTGATACTTTACCATCCTTAATAGTTTTGTTTGGGTCAACAAGTATAATGTTATCGTAGTCATATTCTACCAATATATTACCACTATTGTCCCCTTGAATTTTACCTGCCATAATAATAAAAATGGTTATTTAATGCTCCTTTATAGTCTTGTAAAGAAGGTAGTAAAGGATAAGGGATAATCAATATACTGCCATCAGGAATAAAGTTTTCTAATCCTCCGTATTGTGGATTTGCCTGTAATATTAACCATCCAAACACAGGTGTCCCATAATATTCCTGGGAAATTTTGTCTAACCTACTTTGTCCTACTTTATAAATGTAAACTTTGTCGGTTGTTTTTTGTGGTATTTGCACGAAAGGAACAACGGTTTGTTGCCCATTTATTAAAAAATCACTATATCTATTATAATATTGTAATGCCATTAGTTTAATTTTACTTTACATATGACAAGACTTCCAGTTGTAATGTCAGCCCAATTATCAAAAGTTTTATATTCATTTTGGGAGACACCCAAAGCCTTTATAAGTTTTTCTCTTTCATCTTTAAGCGCTAACTCCGCAGGTCCTTGTTCTGTTGTAAAAGTTAATTCATATTTTTTAGTTTCCGCACCATCAAAAGGTTTATAATTTAAATAATTTTTTAAAGTAGTTTTTTCTAACACATTATAGAATGATGTTGTAATTGTATTTTCTTCAACAAATTTTGGTTTCGCCGAAGTTTTCCAATAGGCATCAAATTGTGCTTGTAATTCTGTTGCGTCAGGACCACTACTAAATAATGCGGTATTAGTAATTAAAGACCCAAGAATTTGTTGTTTGAACTTTGTATATTTCACATCATCAATTATATCTTGACTTAAAATACAATAACTTCTTTGGAATGATAAATCATTTTGAAATGTTGTGTCAGTAGAAAATACTGAAAATATTTGATTTGTTGGTAAAGCACTATACACTAAATTTCCGTTATATTTATCAAAACTAACAACTTTTTCAGTATCATCTCTAAAGTTTTTAATACTATCAAATATTTTTAAACTATCGTTACTAAGTTCAGTTAATGCGGTTCCGCTTGTTACATACAATTTAACAAATCCATTTTTTTGTTGTAAACCATCTGTTCCTGAAACATTATTAGGTTGTCCAAAGTTAACAACGTTATTTTTTGCAACATTATTTATTAGATTTTGTTGTATTGTTAAAAAACTTTGAGTTATTTGTGTTAAAGAACTTTCAAATGTTGACTTTTTACTTTTAAGATAAGTTATGTAACTGTCTTTTAAAGCCCTAATAACTTTACTTGAGAAATTTTTTGGGTTGTCAGGAGTTCCTTTTAAGAAAATTATAAGACCTTCTTTATCATTATTAATATCACTTATAAAGTCTGAAAACAATCCATCAATTTTTTTCTCAATATCTTTAGGTTTACCAAATAAAGGAACATCTTTAGTCCTATTAATATTTGTTGTTCCTTTTTGATAGTTTCTATCTGAAGCCCAAAACTGTCTAATTCCATTATTATATTGAGAAAACACTTCTTTACTTTTATTTAATACATTTGTGAAGTATGTTTGTGTGGATAAAATAAAACCATTCATATACCCTTGGTAATTTATTTGTCCTGTCTCTCCTGACGTTGTTGTTGTTGCCGAAGTGATAACACCTATTGTTTGATTATTAGTTTGGCCATTAATATTTGGTACCGAGTTTACTGTTGGTGGTGGTACTTGTATGTTAAAATAATCTAAAAATTCTTTATCTAAAACTTGATAACTTGTATCTGTCACATCAGACCTATCATCATACATTTCTGTATTAGCATAATAATTAAAGCTTAACGCATTCTGTAACTTATCAACCGCAGCTGCAAGTCCGTGTCCTCCAACAAATTTAAAACTTAAGGTAACATTTGCAATCATCGGTTGAATACCAATACCTTCAGGATTAATATCTAAATTTTCGTATGTTAATTGTAAATTATCGGGTATTATTTTACTATGGAAGAAATCACCTACTCTTAAAATAAGAACAGGTGGTGCACCAAACGAAGTATTTGTTGCGTTGTTATACTGAAGTTGTCCATCTTTTTGTACGACAGGTATTGTATCTCCAGGCCTCATACACTGTTGTAAAAATGTTAATCTTGAGTTAAGTCCTTCAGGTGTTGTTGAATGGAACGCAGGATTAAAAAATTTAAGTTTTTCTCTTAAATTATCATACACCATAGGGGTTTCTTCTTTAATTGTTTCAAAATAATCACACTCCGTTAGTAATGCCCTTAAAACTCTTTTAGTTATGTTGTCTTTGATAACTGTTTTTGTAACTTCTTGCGGCACTTGTGTTGTGGTGGTTGTATTTTGTGCAACATCAACTGTTTGTGTTTTTAATGTACTTTCAGTTTTAGTTGTTACTTGTGTATCGGGAGCAGATAGAGTTGTTGTGTCTATGTTTTTTATTACCGCTCGTCTACAAGCCATTGCATTTGTTGTAAAAACATCTTTTGGTCCAACACTATCTTCACCATTTACTGTTTTAGTATCACTACAATTAACTTTCGCACCCGCTTGCATAGAACCATTAGAAAATTGTTGAACTTCCGCAATTTCTCCACTAGCAATTTCGTTAAAAAGTAATCTTTTGCTTGCTACGTGTGTTTTAGTTTTTGGGTTTTCTGCGAAGTAAGTTTTTAATGAATTAATTCTTCTTTCTGAAAGAGATTTATTATAAGTTGTACTTGCAGGTGCTGAAGCACTTCCTTCAATTGTTAATGTAATCTTACCTGTATTTTGAGTATTAGAAAGTAATTTATCTATTTCTATCGCTAACTTTTCTATGGCTTGGTAATTTGGTGTAATAACACTACTAAAAAAAGTTGCAGTGTTACTATTATTCTTGGTATATAAACTAACATTACTTGGTGTTGTGTACCTATTATATTCTATTGTATAGTTTTGTGCGTTATTACCAGGCTTTGGATAATCATTACCAAAATATACTGCAGTATCTTTAAATTCGTGTAAATCAGGTAATTGTGTTTTTGTTGACGTTATGTCTGTCGAACCATCTTTACCCGTTGTAACTTCTTTTTTTATATATTCAACTCTCTCAGTAGAAACATCTTTATATTCAAGTTCTTTTTGTATTTCAAATATATCATTAGGATTAACAGTATAATATTTTTTAGCAAGTTCATATAAATCATACTTTCTACATCCTGCAAAAAATGATTCTAATATACTATCAATTCTCGCTTTATTAGTCTCTTTTGCTAAAACTTTATTCACAACCAAGTTTAAAACTGATGGATGGTCTACAACAATTTTCCAAGTTAAACTACCAGTTCTACTTGTATTATTATACGTATATACAGGTTCAGGTCTACCTAAAAAGTCTGTAGATTTCCAATTTGCGCTTGAGCCTTCGGTAAATGTCAAACCATACGGAGCAAACCACATTACTCTACCTCCATTAGGTCCTCTTTCACATACAGGTAAATCTGACACGGTATAACCCGGTCTATTCGAGGTTCTCCAAGCAAGGTTCTCTAATGAGAACATATATTTTTTAGCATACTCACCATTAACACCACCCATAACAAGATTGGTAGAATCTTGTCCCCCTTCTCTTTTGTTTGGATACATATTAAGATTATACGTCTTATCTAAAACTGAAAAACTAAATCTTCTTCCTTCGGTGGTCATACCATCAGTTTTTTGTAAATCATTATACTGAAGATATGGTATGTCTTTAGCGAAGACTCTACAATATTCTGCACCTTTTTCTAACCCTATATCACCAACATACGCAAGTACTCTTGAACCTTTTGTTAATTCTCTATATCCATCATTAAACACTTTACTAACTTGGTCTATCGCATTACCTACGTGTTGTAATCTTTTAGCGCCTTCGGGTTGACTATTTATAAGTCTTTGTGTTTCATCAAGTATAGACCCCGATTTAAAATTTAATGTGGTTGATTCTGTTGGTCCGTATGAAGATTCTTTAAAATCATTATCTTCCTTTATAACATCCCCTCCAACCCCAACTTTCTTACCCGCATTATTTTTATACTTTGGTGATACCCAAGTCATACCTCCCTCTATTCCACCTCCATCGCTATATATTGGACCATTAGAACCTAATTTAATATTCTTACTTGTCTCACCTTCATATAATTTTGCAATCTCTACAGGACCATAAACTTCACTTTGTTGTTCTTGTCCAAACTCATTTACAGGTAAATCCCTACTTGGTGATAATACTCTTGAAGGTTCTGATGTAGTTGAACCAATATAGTAATTACTATTATTTGTTGTTGTACCTACAATAGCACCTCCTAATCTGTTAAGGATTCCTCTATCATAACCAGGTTTAAATCTATTGTAATCTAAATTTTTAAATAATCTTGATTTTTGTCCTGCCCCTGTATTATCCAAAAATATTTGTGAACCTGTTTTTGGATTGCTTAATAACGAAGATACCGAACCCAATATACTTGATTGTCCCGCAGTATTTAAATATGCGTTTTGTAACTGTTGTGTTGTTGTTGGTTGTCCTGAATTAATTGATGCATCAAAATAAGAACCAGGTATTAATGATAATGGTAATGTACTTCCCGCCAAACTAAGCGCAAGTTGAGCTGCGGCTGTTAAAGGGTTTGCGGGTACGGTTATTTGATAGTTAGGTTCGATTAAAGGTATTGTACCTGTAACCATTCCCAATATATCAGAACCACTATTAGCATTAAAAATGTTTGCTCTACCTAAAGTTTGTCTTCTAATCTCTCTTGCAATTCTATCTTGAAATTCTTTTCTTAAAGTTTTTGCACCTAATCTAGCCAAGAAAGAATCTTGACTTAAACTACCGTTACTACCTCTTGGATTATCGGATAAAAGTATATTTAAAGGGTTATAGAAAGAAGCAAGAAATGTTGTGGGGTATGGTTGAGCGTTTCCTTGTCTACTTTGGTTAATCTGCATTATCTCAAGAGTTGAGAACGCTTCTGCAGAATCAATTAATGTTAAACCATCACCGTAAGCATTTAATCCTTTCCAACCGTTTTGTCCGTTTGCTTGTGCTGCCGCCTCATCTATAATATGCGCATTTTGAACTCCATATTCACCAGCACCTGAACGAGTACCCAATAAAATGTTAGGGTCCGCATACTGATTAAACCCTCCATTAGCACCATAAAAATTTAAAGGATAAAGTCTATTTGCTAATATAGGAGTATCTATAAGTGAATCAGGACTATCTATAACAGCATAGTTTGATTGTATATATGGAAAATTTAACGGGGGTGTATATCTTGTTGGTGATTTGGCATATGGCACTAAATTTCTAACATTAAGACGATTTCTAAATGTTTGGGTTGATGGGAAATCTAACGGACTGTTTGCCATTTACTAAAGTGTTTCTTATAAATAGATTATATTGATATTTTTATTGTCCTTTTTTAAGACGAGCCATTTCTTCAAAATGTTTATCAACTAATTTTTTTACGTATTCTTTAAATTCTGGTGAATTGGTATATGAACTTAATTCTTGTTGGGTTATCGCATTTGGTGCTTTAATGTCAAAAGTTACTACTCCACTTACATTAACATTTTGATTTTCTGTTGTTTTTTTCTGTGGTAGTCCTGCAACCCTTTTACTTGGTTCTAAAATTAATTTATTAGCAATAGATTCTATCATACTTGCATCAGGCCTAAAATTATCATCAATATTACCTAATGACTCTCTAACAACACTTTTTAATTTTTCTTTAGCCTCTTCACCTTGAATCTCCAATTTATTTCCAAAATTAGTCATCGCCTCCCCAAACGTTTTACCACTTTTTAATTCGCTTATAAGTCCACCTGTACTATTAATAAGTTTATCAAACATATCTCTTGATATTTCGGGCTTAGCTCCCGCTTTTGATAATCCACCTCCAATAGCACTTATAGCTCTATATAGTCCTTCACTTTCTTTTCTAACCACTTTGGTAGATGCTGCGCCATAAGAAACACTATCTACTAATGATTTAACATCTGCTTGAATTAACGTAGTTAAACTTAATTGACTTCTTAAAATGTCTTCTGATGTTTTTGGCGCTTTTTTTTGTACTTCAATTAAATTTGTTATTTCATCTTTTGTTAATTCACTAATTTTTCTATCCTTACCATCCATAGAAACTGTGTACTCTCCTCCCTCACCCATCTTAGCAATACTTGATAAGTACGTCTTATCTTCCTCGGGAATATCAATATTTGGTTTTATTTGAGAAAAAATCGTATCCACTTCTTTTGCCGCCAACCCTAACTTCATCATTTCATCAGCACTAACCCCTATTTCAGGACCTAATTGTCTTAATTTTAAAACACCATCAGGATTTATTTTAAAAGTTTTTGTTTTTTCATCAAAATATGTAAATTGTTTTGCGACTTCAGCTAAACTGGTTTGTAATCCTTGTGGGTCATTAATTGACTGATTCATTAATTGAAATGGGTCCACTAAATTACCTACAGATACTCCCATTCTTTGAAATGCGGATGCAACCTCAACAGCTTTATCAGGGTCCAATACTTTATCCGCCAAATTAAAAGTTTGTTGCATATCAAATCTTAATAAAGATGCTTGAGCTGCCATTTTAGTTAATCCTTGAACACCCCCTTCAAATTGAAACCTATTAAGAGAATCGGTTTTGATTACAACAGTCGACATAACTTGCTCGACATTAGCACCAACACTTTGTATATATTTTACAGAACTTTCAAGTTGTTTTCCAACTTGTGTAAATCCAACACCAACATCTGTAAATTTATCAACAATATCTTCAACGCTACGTCCCATTAATTGACTTACCGAATATAATTTTTCAACATCCTCAGTAGACGCAATTATATTTTTTCTTGAGCCTTCAGCAATTTCTTTTATTGTAGTTATGGCATCTGCTTGACTTCCTCCTAATCTTTCAATTCTTGGTATGGCATCTGCAACCGCTAATGATATCTCTTCTATTCTTTGTCTTGATTGTCCAAAATATTTATTAATCTCATTAGCGCCCACCTTCATTTCAATAACCGCATCTGTAAATTTGTCCAAACTAAGTGGATTACTCATAGCTTCTGTTAACCGTCTTATTGCTTCTTCTATTGATTGTTCTTCTGCCGCCATAATTAAATTAATTTATATATTATAAATAGAGAAAGGACTGATTTTCTCAGTCCTTCTTATTTTCTTCAACCCATTTATCCAACAAATATTTCCTAAAAAAAACCGGCATATTTTGAAAGTCAGAGTATGATACCGATAATAACTTACTTAAATAATAAAATTCATCAAGTTGTCCTTTTCTATAATCAGAAGAAAGGGCGAAAAAAGTCTACCCCAAAACCAACGTTAACTGTTAGTAATTCTCCTGATGGGGTCATAACTGTTTTTTTCATATCTAATCTTGGTTCATTTTCATCCATAAATTTCCTTAAAAATTTAGAATCAGATATTGGTAATTGTGAAACAAATTTCGCAATTTCACCTTTATCTGTTGAACCATCTATATCTATAATTTCTTTCTCTAATCTCCAAGTAATTTTTGGAACAACTCTACCTTGTGGATAAGAGTCAACCATTTTTTGGATACCTAATATCTCACCATACGTTAAGGGTTTAACCCTAACTGTTGAATTACTTTTTGGTAACGTAACGGTAAACGTGCCATCTTCGGATGGTTCATTACCTTGCATAATCGCCATTTGGTCTAACATTACCGAACTTTGGAATGGTTTCTTTGTTATGGGGTCTGTAAGATTTAATAACATTTCAGGACCAAATGAAGTATTTCTTAAAAAAATTAAGATTGCTTCAATATCTCCTTCTAATAAATCTTCAACTTTAACATCGGGTTCGTATAATTTAGCCCTCAATAAATTTTGTGTTAAATCAGCTCCACCCGCCATTAATATATTTTCATCCGCAGCAGTTAAATATCCAACCTTAACTGATTTCTTTTTGTTTTTATAAAAAATACCACCTGAAGGTAAAGGTAGTACATCGTGTGGTAACGTTAAATTCTGTTGTCCATATTCTTTTGATTGATTATCCATATAAAAAAAATTAACCGTAGAAAGTTTATAGTTTCTCTACGGTTAAATATAATTGTTTTATTTTTATTATAAATAGAATTCTAGTAAACTAATACACATCTATCCATTCTCAAAGTTGCCGCAATTGTTGCAACACCATCTTGATTATATGCGAGTGTATTAAAGTTAACATCAGTTAAGAAGGTACCATAAAGTATCCATTTCTCAACAACAACACCGGTTGGGTCAAGCATTTCCAAGTCAACGTCTTTTTTATAACCCGCGGCGTATCCCATTCTACCTGTAACAGACTCTGCGTGTAGACGAACCCACTCCATTAATGCTTGTGCAGCAGAAGGTCCTATTGGGTCTCTAAACGTAACATTAATTGTTTGCCAGTTGAATCTACCTGCAACATATACTGATGTATTTAAGAAAGGAATCTCAGTTGCGTTTATTTGTATGTGCGGTCTAGCAGTACTTTCTACAAACCACTCATTAATACCTAAACTTGAAGGGAATCTTAATATAAATCGGTTCTGCCTTTTTGGTTCATAAGGTATGGGCATTTTCATTAATAAATCCGCCATATTGTGTAAATTTTAATTTCTTTGTTTATTGATTATAAATAGTATCTTTTTGAAAAATTTATCTATTTACTTTTAATTTTAA